TGCCTCGGTGGCAGCCTGCTGCGCTTCAGTGGCCTGCAATTGGCCCAGCTTCAGGATCCGATCAATGTCGGCCTGTTGGCCCAGGGCATTGAGGAACTGCTGCGCCAGGCCGGTGCCTTCTGCATTCACCAGGCCCTCGAACATCAGCGTGCCGCCGCTTAGGTCGCGCAGCTCGAGGATCGTCTTTTTGATGCGCTCGCCTTCATCGGCGATGTTGTTCAGCGCCTCCTGGTATTCACGATCGATCGCCTGGCGGGCCGTCTCACCTAGCCCTTGCGTGGCGCTGTTCACGTCACGGATGCGGCGCTTCAGATCCTCTGCCAGCTCAGCGCTGCGCAGCAGGGCGTTGTTGTAGTCGTTGGCTGCCTTCTCTGCGGCACGCTGCCCTGCCGTTGCAGCGCGGGTTGCAGCTGCGTCACGTTCGCGTTCTTCACGCAGGTCGCGCAGGTCAAAGCCACGCGTGCCGCCAACAGCGCCAGGAGCAGAGGAATCAGTCCACAGCTTTTGCAAGCTGGCGAAGTCCTTTTTCGCTTGGTCAACTTGAGTGCTGACAGTGCTGGTGAAGGTGTTCCAAGCCCCTTGGAAATCACCTCGCACAGCTTGGCTGACCACTTGGAAAGCGCCGACAACACCGCGGGCCATCGCGCCAAACAGCGCCACGTTGGCGTAGATGAATGTTGCGACTGCTCGCAGGCCGCCTTTGATCACCTCAAAGAGTGCCGTCCAATCCTGCTTTGTATCGAACATCTCAGAGAAAACGTCGATGATCGTCTGCAGCGCCGGCAGCAGCGAATCCATCAACTGCATCTGGAAGCCTTGCGTCCTGAAGCCCAGCTTCGTAATGCTGTCGTTGAAAACCTCAGAGCGCTGCGCGAACTCATCGCTCAGCTTGTAATTGAACTCATCAAACGACTTGCTACCACCGTTCAACACGGTGATCAGCTCAACGCCAGACTTGCCAAACAGCGACATGGCCGCGGCAGCTTTCTGCGCACCATTGGGCATATCAGCGAAGCGATCAGCGATCTCGCGGAAGGCTTCGTCTGTGCTTTTGAGTGTGCCGTCTTCTCTCTTGATTGTGATGCCGAGCTGCTGGAAGCGCTTCGTCAGCTCTTCGTTGCCTTCGGCCGCTGAGACCATGTTGACGTTCAGTTTCGTCAACCCTTTGATCAGCTGCTCATTGGTCACATCAGCAAGCGCTGCAGCGTTCTGCATTCCCAGCAGTGACTGAGCAGCGACTCCCGTTCGCGTGCTGGCCTTGCCCATGGCATCAGCCACGTCGATGCCGGACTTAATGAACGCCGTGAAGGTGCCCACCGCCAGCGCAGCACCCAATGCCTTGAAGCTTGCGCTCAGGCCGCCAACGGCCGTCTTCAGGTTGTTGACCTTGCCGGTCACTCCCTGCATGGAGTTGCCAAGCCGGCGGATGTTGTTCTCTCCTTGAACATCCGCCTTAATGCGCAGCAGCGCGTCGAGATTCATCGCCATCTATTTGCTCCTCTTGCTCACCACGCTCAGAACTGCCGCTTCCATGATCTGCAGATCCTCCAGAACGGCGCGGGGCTCTTCTACTTCATAGAGTCTAAGGAGCCACTGAACGGCGCCATAATCCAGGCCAATCAGGCCGGCCATGCCCGTTCGCCACTGCGTCTGGCAACGCATGAACAGCTGAACCGACTCCCAGTTGTCAGGCAGCACCGCAAAGTGCTTCGTATCCTCACGCTCAGGCAAGGCCACGCCAAGCGCAGCCGCATCATCCTGCGTGTGATCCTCAACGCCGCCGGCTGCCCAGTGCTCGGCGGCCTCGATCAGTTTTTTGCCTTGGCCCCCTGCAGGCTCTTGAAGTAGGTGGTCACGATCGCTGTGGCCAACATGGGGATGTCGAGCAGACGCTCGAGCGCAGCTTTGCTGAAGGGCACCTCTTCACCATCGTCATCAGTGATGCCAGCCCAGCCCACCAGCACCTCACGGGCGATGTCCTGATCGCTGGCCTCTTCGGTCTGAATGGCCTCACCAAGCTCACGCAAGCGTGACTGGCTCAGCCGGATGAACTCGCCATCAAAGGTCTGGCGTTGGTGCCGGCCACCATCAACCGGCACATCGAAGCTGATCGGCCACGTGAACCGATCATCTTGCTTCAGGACAAAAGCCATCAGGTGAATTCGATCTCGAGCTCATCATTGCCTGCATCCGTCGGAGTGGCAATGTATGGCAGATTCAGCATCTGGATGCCGTCCTGATCGCTGTAGGTGGGGCTGCCCAGATCAGTCTGCGGCGAGCTGAAGGTGATGATGTTGCCGGCGGTCTGCCCATGCTGGAAGGTCAGGTTGCCGGTGTCAGGGCCAGCAGCAGCGCTGAAGTAATCCTTCGCCGTGATGGTTGGGGCCTCAATCACTACGGTGCCATTCGGCCCGCGGTTGGTGATCAGCACCTCCTTGGTGCAACCGATCAGCTCCCGGTAAACCATCTCATTGGCCAGATCCATCGAGAACGACTGGAGGCAGCCGGCATAGCTGAACAGCTGGAAGCCGGTGGTGTTGCCCTCCTTAAAGATGACCGGATCAGCCTGATCGTTGTAGGTGGTGCTCGGTGGCGTCACATCGCCAGGGGCGTTGTAGATGCCCATGAAGGTGAAGCTGATCGTCGGGATCTGGCCCACCTCGCCGTTAATGGTGAAGCTGCCGCGTGCGCCGGTCAGCTTGTGGCGGATCTGATCGTTGAAGTAGTAGATCGTTGCTGAAGGGAAGCTGGCGCTCAGCGGGCTGTAGGTGACGCTGGTGCTGGCCACCGTGGTCACATCGAGGCCGCAGGCCTCCAGCAGGATGCCGTAGGCCGGTGCGGTGCCTGCAGCGCCGGAGCCAGTCAGCTCAACATCAAAGGTGATCTCAACGCGCTGGTTCGCCAGCAGCTGCTCTGCGTTACCGAGGAAGGGCCGGATGATCTCACGGCTCACCACATCGGACTGCAGCGGTGTGATGTTGATGTTGGCAACCTTGATCGCATCCGCACCAGCAGGGGTAGCGTCCGTTCCGTAGGTTGATTCTTTGGCCGCAACGATTAGGCCTTTGCGTGTCAGAGCCATTGCTCAGCCTCAGCAGGATGTAACCGGCTCTGAACGCCGGGGATCTGATCCCATCGTAGCCATCACGAAATCGTCAGATCTGCCACGCTGGTTCTGTATCTCACCAGATACTCAAGGCTGACGACACCAGCGGGCTGATCCGCTTCGATCATCTCAAAAGTGACGCCAGCAGGCTGCACGTCGATTGCGTAACCGCCGAGGGTAAGATCAGCCACGATCTTGCCGTGAGCGCTTTGCACGATCGGATCGGCCAGCTGATCAGGTACGTTGCCGCGCACGATGATCGCCACCCGCACCGTGAGGCTCCAGTCCAGCGTTGGCAGCGCCGTGTTTTGCTGCGCCAGGTCATTAATCGGCTCGATCACGATCGCCGGGCTTTCGTTGCGGGTGAATGGCTCCACCCGACTGCGGTAGATGCGATTGCCTACGCCAGTGGTGCCGGCCAGCGCTGCGACGAGCGCCTGAAGGATGCGCTCGCGCTTCGTCATGCCCTTACCTCAACAGCGATAAGACGGCCGCGCTTCAGAACCAGATCAGTGCTGTTGCTGTGATTAGCGATGAACAGCGAAATCTCATCACCATCCGCCAACTCAACCATCCAACTGGTGACTAGCTTGGCCTCCTGAGCCCCGCTGCCAGTGAAAGCTCGGCATTCGCTGCTGTCAATTGCTGTCCCGTTCTTGGCCAGCTTTACACCCAGCGTGCTGTTGTTGCCGTCTGTGGCGTCAATGCTGCCATAAACACGAAACAGCTTGGTGCCGCCACTGTTGTTCTTCAGCCCAAAGGTGTCTGTGGTGCCGAGCACCATCCCATAGGCTGTATCACCGTCCAGCGTGGCAGTTAGGCCAGTGGTGACATAGGCGCCTTGGCTTCCGATCTCAATATCGCCATCGGTCATCTTCGAGCATTGCCCGCGAATGGCTACACCGTCGAGGTAGTAGCTCAAGCCAGCCCAAGCGGTCGTGCCATCGCCAGCCTTGAAACGGCGCGTGTCGGTTTCAATGCCAACCTCACCATTTAGCAGCACCGGATTGGCTGCCGTCCAGTTGGCTGCCGTATCCCGACGCAGCCGGATTCGCGCAGTGCTACTCATGCGCCGCCACCATCAAGCACGTTGCCTTCAACGTAGCTGCTAAAGGCTGATCCACCGTCTACCTCAGGGTCCAGCTGTTCATTGCCTAGATCAATGATTGAATCATCCACATCGCCACCATCGATCGGGGTGTCGCTTGTCGTCATGTTTGTGGCCACGCTGCGCATCAGACCGATCTGGCAGAAGGCGCCATCATCCAAAAGCATCGTTTCCCGCACGGTGTAGGGCACTCCGTTCACGCTGATCTCGCTGCCATAAAGCAGGTCACCGAAATCAGCCGCGCGGGCCGTCAGCGTGTAATCAGTGCTGAGCACTTGGTCCCCAGCGAGCACCTGCGTAGGCATGTCGAGAATCCCCAACGCAGAAACGGCGCCAGCCGTGCAGCTGACGCCGAAATCGTCGAGGAAGATCGATAGGTCTTCCGTGATTGCCATCAGCCGTATTTCTTGAGACCAAAGCCCAAGCAGGTGACAGCAGAGCTGGCGGTGCCAGTCTCATCAGTGCAGCTCAGGCGGATGAATCGCTTGAGATCGTTGCTGTTGAGGGTGATCACCTCTTTCGCTGCAGCGTTGCCGATGGCTGTAAAGCCACCGCCGGTTGCTGCGCTGTAGGTGCCGCCGAGGGTGTCGGATTCCTCAATGCGGAAGGTCAGATCGGCATCAGCACCAGCAGCAGTGCCGGTGAGGATGATCTGAACATCGCCTTCGTAACCGGCGAGATC